TACTAGACTTAAAAGTTTATTCATTTTCGTTATACCCCTCTATTTTCCAATAACCACGTTCGTGGCCTTGATATATTAATTCCAACACAGCAGCTTCAATTGCTGCTCTTGTTGCGTAAGTCACCGACTCATTATTTCCCACACCGTCCTCATATTCTAAGAGTTGAGTACCTTCCTCTATAAATCGGAAAATATCTCCACCCGACCCATAAGATAAAATAGTCTTACGAGCTTGGACGTTTAATAATACTTCACCCGTTAATACTGATACTGCTCTCACAGATACAGTAACAACGTCTTTACGATATTGTCTCGCATAACCAATACCAAGAGTTCGTGCGCCTCGACCTCCTGTCATTATATTGGTATCATAACCAATTATTCCACCTTCTATTATCATTCCTGCAAATAGAAGTGGATTAAGAGGTTGCGGGCCACCTTCGCCTGCAAACTCTTGTCTTGCGCTTCGAATAATCTGTCTTTCACGAACTAGATTATCGACTCCTTGTCTTTCTACTACTCTAAACCAGGTACCTCCACCTGCTGTTTTCAGAGCATCGATTAATAATTCTACACCACCTTGAGTTGTAGCTGTTGAAAAATCTGCTATACCTTCTCTTGCCTTTCTTTGACCTGTTTTATCTAAAAAACTATAAACAGCTACGATAGGCTTTTCTTCAGCTGGTGGTAATTGTAATAACTTAACATAAGATGGTAAGTCTACAGCCTCTGGCTGATCTATACAAATATACTTCCTTGAAATAGGATATTCAATTAAAGTGACTAAGTCTACAATCTCTGGTGGTTCACAATCTTGTGGATTGTCTGACCACTTCGGTACTGAAGCACAGCCACTTAAAATTAATAATGATGCTAAAAGTATTCTAACCATTGTCTGGGTCTTGTCCAAAATTACCAGTTCCGACTGGTATTTCAATTACTGTCTCTGTTCCATCTTCGCTAACAACCGTAAGTCTAATAAACTCAGCACCTGATTCATCTGTTATTACTTCCCATGTAATTACATTACCTTCTAGTATAAATGAACCAAACCCTGCAGGGTTATCATTAGAGAACATTGACTCTACTAATTGTTTTGCAAATTGTGCATATATTCTACTCTCTAAGTTTCTAATAAATTTAGCTAGAGTAGTATTTTCAGCTTCTCTTTCTGCTGCGTTCTTTGCAGCTTCAAGTGCATCTTCGATTGCTTTCTTTCTGGAATGCTCTTGGTTTTCTATTGTTAGATAATGCGCACCAGTTCCTACACCACTAAATGATGGGTTTTTAAATTTATGAACTATCTCGTCAGCGGATACTGATGGTGAAACACCATATAATGACATACCAAAGATAATTAGCAGACCAGCAACTTCTAAATTACTTTTCATCTTTTCCCAATTCTCCTCGTTTCTTTTTTTCATTTTCTTTATATTCTAAAACTACATTTACTTTTTGTTGAAGCCTAATTAAATCTTGGTCCAACATTCTCATTTGATCTATGACTTTAATTAATTGGAAATGCATTTTTTCAGTCGCAGGTTCAATTTCATCACTGATAAACTTCCATACGAAATATACGAAATAACCTAGACCCACCACCATCACGGCTGGGAATCCATAGTCACTAATTATAGTACCTATAGTACTTAAATCTTCTACATTATCCATTAGTCTCGCCTCACATCAAGTTTACCATCTTCGATAAAATTTTCAGCTCTTGCTACTCTATCGATGTCTGGTCTTAACTCTAGGGCACTACTCACAAGCATATCAATCTTTATCATTTCATTACTCATTGTTCTAGCACGATTCTCTAAAGATTCACAGAACATTGTTAGGGTTTTGATGTCATCTACTACACCTTCCATTATTTGTTTTATAATGATGAATATAAATGCACCCATTACCAATGCACCAGCAATTGGCAAACCCACGTCGCTTATTAATTGAAATACTTCTTCCATAATTTATTATTTATTATTAAATCTATTTATAATAAATTATACTTCGATAGCGAATATTTTGGAATTATCTTCTTCTACTTTATTAAGATCAAAATTGATAGAAACACCACAACCACAGGCTGATGTTTCTTTTGGATTTCTGAATACAAAGACTTCGTTTAGCCCTTGTTTTTCAAAGTCTAAAGTCATACCAGACAGATATGGTATGGAAACTTTATCGACTACGAATTGTAATTTACCAAAGTCTAATACTATGTCGTCAGCAGACTTACTAGCAACAGAATCGAAAATATACTCAAAACCAGCACAGCCTCCGCCTGTGATCCCAAGCCGTATATAATTAAATCGTTCTTGGGCTTTCTTTTGCAGAAGTTTTTTAATCGCTTCATCTGTTAGTTCAATCAATGTTTCCGACATCTGGATAAGTTTGGTAATTATGCTGTCGATGTTTTTTATCTTCCCAATCTTCTATTGCTTTCTTTATAGAATCCTCTGCTAAAACAGAACAATGCAATTTGATTGGTGGTAAATCTAAAGCTTCTGCTATATCACGATCTTTGATCTTTTTAGCTTCTTCAACAGTTTTACCTTTCAGCATTTCTACAAACATTGTAGATGATGCTATAGCTGAACCACATCCGTATGTTTTAAATTTAACATCGACTATTTCTTCTTTTTCATTCAGCTTTAATTGTAGCTTCATGACATCTCCACAAGCTGGAGCACCTGTCATTCCTGTTGCTACATTGGGTGCTTTGGGGTCGAATCTTCCAACAGAAAAACTCTGAGGATTATTTAAGACCCCATAAAATCTTTCGGTGACCTCTTTTGAATATGCCATTAACTAGAATATGCAACTGAGACTGCCTTTACACCTGCAACACCTGAGCCGACTTCTATAGTTTCTTGACTCAGTTTCATAAGATATACAACTTCTTTAGTAACGAGTGTGACTGTGCCAACAGTGGTATTACCACTTTTAACTGTAACTAACTGATCACTTGCATGACCATTATATATTCTTACTAATTTAGCATTACCTATATTTGAAGCTGTATTACTAACGGCTACTTCTGAACCGAGTAATTTAACTGTACTTGCCATTTTTATTTCCTATTTTTTCTTGGTCTGCCTCTTTTAGCCGGAGCTTTTTTAGCGGCAGGCTTTCTTTTACGTTTTGGTTTTTTACCATCAACATAGGCTTCATTAACATCAGGTGTATTTGGGTCATCAGCAACGAATCTGCCTTTTGCATTTCTAGCTCTTACACCAGATGCTTCTCCCAGGCCTAACATATTTTTTAACCATGTAAACATAATATATCCTCCATATTATTTATAAAAATCAGTCATTGGTTTAAACCAATCACTATACCTAAAATGAGCTTTCTTTTCAGAACACCAATACCAACCTTTCTCGGTCTGTGGTTCTTCCGATTCTACATAAGCTCCTATTGGAAATGGTCTCACACTTCCTCTAGTCTTTTCATCAGCCTCTCGGCTCTGTTTGTCACTTGTTTGTACCATCTTGAATCTCGCCCTTCAATTGCAGCAGTTTTCCAATCACCTTCTTGTAATGCTGCGTTGTGTTTTCTAAATTTAGTTAATCTTGTTCTTCCCATATTGAACATCATATTCGCAATTATTTGCTTGACTTCTTCTGGATAATTATCAAAATCTTCGTGTAAGATTCTGCAATCATTTAAAACATATTCTACATCTTTTTCAAAGCACTCATCAACTCGTTCCTCGGATACAGGAGTGCCCACCGGCTGCCCATGTTCTGCTTCTCCTTCAAGGATAAGGTGACCAATACCGAATGTAGGATAACCAAGGTGGTCATTGTATATTTCATAAACTACTCCTTCATCTACTTTCAGTGTTTCTTTTAATTGTTCTATATTCATATTATTCCCCTTTATCAAAATTATCATAACCTATCTGTGCTTCTGCAGTCAAACGGGTTTTCTCAGCCTCATATTCCGATGTACCTTCTTCATAATCCGCACCAATCATATATTGTTGTACTGTACCACCGCCATCTGATGTATAAGTACATGTGATTAAATAAGATTTCATTATATCTCCGAATCTACTAATATATCATTAGCATAAAAATTATTATATTGTGTACTAATAGTATAAGTTAAATGTACACCATCATATCTTTCTATGGTATTCACTATATATTTATCACCGCTTAAAGTGCTAAGTTTATCACCAACTTTTAATTCTTGTGAGTGTTTACCATAATTTTTTAAAGCAAGTTCTGGTATTATTGAATATGTTTCATTATTCTCACCATACATGATATGATCTTCTGTTATCATAAATTCATTATTAATAATAAATAAGTTATCATGCTCTACTAATACAGTTTTTACTTGATCTACTAATTCTTTTTGTTTTTTATCCCAATTGTATGCCCATATTTTTGGGTCTCTGTCTACAACTTCTTTTATATGCATTGGCCCTAATGCTGTATTTACTAACATATCTTCATGTATACAGATGTCGCCTCCAAATCCTCCACCAGGTCCACCTGGGAATCCACCTGAACCTCTTGTTGCTGACAAACTAATTGAATTTCCAGTAGATGAAGCACTTGTTGCAATAACAGTACCACTAGAATTTTTTGCTCTTACACTCCAAGAAGGTGACCCAGTAGAAGTTGCATTATAACTTCTTGTACCAGTACCTGAAGTTTTACTTACTGACCATGTGTTATCTGTAAATGACCCTGTATCACTTGAACTACTTTGTTTTGCCATTTGTACAAAACTTCCACTAGTAAGACCTACTGGTAATGATGTTGA